AGGATATCTTCCATAATTTCTTGATTAATGTTGTCGTTGTGAATGTTTGACATGTTATCTCCTTTTTTCATTATATACATAGTATACAAAAAAGTGAGGGGCATTGTCAAATTTATTTTAACTTATTTTTTAGAGTATAAGAGGAGTCTTGAAGGACTTTGGTTCTGTCGTCAATTAAAAGGTTGTCGGGATTTGAGGTAAACCACATTGCAATAGTATGTCTAGAACACCTTCTTACAGCATTTACACCATGGTAATGGTATATACCTTGGAAAAGAATGCCCTCACAAGCACTAGGAGAGTGTGTATAACCATGTTCGGGAAAGTATGTCTCTCCATCTCCATAATTATCGTTAAGGGTTAAGATAAGAGTCCACTCTCTACTGGGTTGTTGGTCTAGATTTTCGTCTTCTATTTCCCATCTAGAATAAGTGTCTAAGTGTGGTTCTTGAGTACCACCTATTGGCCACTCATTAATTGATGTCATTTCGGGATAGACTATTTGTGAGTTTTCTTTATAGATTTCTGCAACACACTGATAACCTATTCTTCTGAATATATCTCGAACCCACTGAGTATGGATATGGACTATATCTAATCCAAAGTAATCAGAACCGTCTCCAATACTTCTAAGATGTTTGTGCGTTTTGTGGAAGTGTATCAGTTCCTTTGCTTGTTGTGGATTCACTAGATTCGGAATCTTTATCAGATTGAAGGGTCTTGATGTACTCTGCAATTGCTCTTCGTTTTTCATTTTCTATTCTTTTCCTTTTTTCTTTAGGACGTGATTTCAATGCACGTTCTAATTTCAATTTAGATGCTCGTTGTAGAAACACTATACCATTTAAATGGTCTATTTCATGTTGAGCGCATCTTGCACCAAGACCATCTAATATCAAAGTGTGTTCAGTACCATCACTGTCTTGATATTTCATTTCTATTACTCTTGCTCTTTTTATCATAAGAAATAAATCGGGAAACGATAAACATCCCTCTTTTTGTAATTCTGTTTCTTGGGATAGTCTTGTTATTTCGGGATTAAAGAAAGTTTTGTTTCCTGCATCTGCAGTCTTCATAACAAAACATCTAACATCTAATCCAACTTGATTTGCAGATAAACCAATACCACCAAATCTATCCATTGCTTCAGATAATAGACTCTCTATTTCCTTTGGGTCTTCTGATGGATTATCAAAATCAAATTCTAAAGGAGGTGTTCTTAATACCTTTGATGCTTCTTCTACTAATGTATACATTATCTATCTACTACTCCACTATATTGTAATTTTAACATACTAAATTTTGCCAATCTTCCTAGTGTTGCGAGTTTCTTACCTTCTCTAACTCCTGCATCACTTCTAATTGTCATCTTCAGTTTCTTCATTTCATCGGGTGTATCTATATCTATAAACCATTCTTGAACTGATGCTTTATTTAGATATGCTTTAAAACTTGTGACCAGTGGTAATAATGATGCAAGGTCGTCCCCTTTTTGTTCTGCTGTTTTACCTACTGCTTTTACTAATATTAGTGGAACTTTTGCAGGTTTTTGTAAATTGAAATTATCATATACCCAATTTTTGAAATCTTCTAGTGATAATTCATTTAGTGCTTTACACACATGAGTTCTTTGTATTCTTACCATTGCAGCATACAAATTGTTAGACTCTTCTTCATTTTGAAGATGGTAATCCAAGTATAGTTGTCTGACACCTGCAGTGACTTTTCTATCTCCACTTGCATAAGTACTTTTTGATGCAACCGATTCTATGTTTGGAATTTTAGAATACACTGCATCCCAAAGTTCATCTTCCATAGGTTTAAGTGCTGATTCTTTATCCATCTTTTTAAGTTGAGTCTTAACATAAGAGTTTAATAATGGTTCTGTAGATTTTGTTGTTCCTGCCTTTAATGAGATACCTAGTATCTCTTTATTTTTAAAGAATACAAAAATATCTCCTGCATGATTTTTAGGAACTCCAGTGGGTTTTGCACGATATCCCCATACTACTTTTCGTATAGGTTTAGAAGTATTCAAATCATATAAAAAATTTGTAATGCCAATTGCATTTTCTATTTTCATCTTAACAAACCTTTCTTCCATAGTGCTGAGTCTGTCTATAACTTCTGCAGCAGCATCTGCATCTGAAGATGCATAAGAGGTTTTTGCACTTTTTATATTTAACTTGTAAAGAAACTTTTTAAAATCTTCTACACTATTGGGTCTAAACTTTTTGTTAAATGCTAAACACGGAAACAATTCTGTTATGGATGCATTTTGTGTAGTTTCACCCATGCTCTTACTCTCTAGTAAGTCAACAGGGATGTCGTAAGAATATGCTAGTTTACTTCTTACTAAAGGTTTCTCTAGATGTTCTTTAAAAGATTTCATAGTACTATTTATCTATTCTGCAATTCGGGAGAAGTTTTTATGTTTCTCAAACCTAATTACATCATTAAACTTATCATACAATGCTTCACCTTTATGTGATATGATGAATGCATTAGTTTTCTCTGTAAGTGTATTCAATAGTTTTAAAAAGTCGTCTGTTCCGTTAGTGTCAAGTGAAGAGTCGAACACTTCATCGAGAATGAGCAGGTTAGTGTTAACACTATTTTTCATTCTTGCAATAGTTCTCCATGTAAATAGAATACTTAAATCTATTCTCATTTTCTCACCTTGTGAAAAGTTATCGTATTTGAACACATCTCTGAATCTTGACTTGATTGTTTCCTCAAAGGATTCATCTAATTCAAATCCTACAAAGAACTCCAGTGATGCAAGATACTTGTTTATCATATTGTTCATTACTGGAACATACTGTTTAATAATCTTCTGTTTAACACCTTGGTCTCTCAACAACATTTGTGCTAACTCGTAATAGTGTCCTTGGTCTACAAGTGTTTCTTTTTTAGATAATAGTATCTCTAATTTACTTTCATTCTCTTCTATAGATTCATGTGTGTTAGAGGGGACGTTTGCTTCAATCTGTAGGTCTTCTATTTCTTTGTTAAGTTTCTTTATGTATTTCTGATTAGAAATAATTTCAGTTTGGATAACTGCAATTTGTTTTTGAAGAGATTCTATTCCTTGTTGGACTTTTCCGATTTCGTCCATTCTGTTGGAGGAGTCTGTGATTGTGTCTTCAATTTGTTGGAGTGCAGATACCAGTTCGTCCTTCTTCTTCTGTTTCTCTGCGATGTGAGTTTTTTTGTGTTCCTCATCTAATCCTTGTTTACATGTTGGACATTCATCATTCTTTTCATAGAATGATATTTCTTTTTCTACTTTTCGTCTGTTCTCTTCCATCTTCTTTTCAAACTCTAGAGCTTGTTTCAGACGGTCTCCTTGTGGGTCTCTATCTGAAATTGAAGATGTTTTTTCTTTAATGGTTTCAGTTTTTAATTCAACCTTTTCCATAAGTGAGTCGACATTATCTTCAGTTTCTTTTATAGTAGACTGAAACTTACCTATCTTCTCATCACGATTTACACGAAGTGCAGTCAACTGTTCATTCAAACCATTGATTCTCTCTTCCATAATATTTATTTCATGTTCATTCTCACGTTGCTCTACAACGTAATTACTGACTCTTTTTCTTAGGATGTCACTCATAGTCGAAAAGATAGATATGTCTAATAGGTCTTCGATAAGACCTCTTCTATCCTTTGCTTTCAATTGCATGAATGGGACAAAGTTTGCAGAACCTAAGATTGCAACTTGGGTGAATGAACGATAAGACATCTTAAGAATATTCTTTTCTAATTGTTCTTGGTAATCCTTTACTGTTGCATCTTGGTTGACGAATACTCCATCAACATGTATCTCAAACTTATTAGGTTTTGCACCTCGCATAACCTTATACTCTTTTTTACCTATGTTAAATTCAACCTCTACTACAAGTCCTTTCTCGTTAACACTATTAATAAGAAGTTCTTTCTTTAAGTTTCTGAACCCACGACCATAAAGACCAAAACACAATGCATCTAAAAGTGTAGATTTACCTGCACCATTCTCTCCAAGTATTAGGGTTGTTTGGTGTGCATTTAGGTCTATCTCTGTAAAATTATTTCCCGATGAAAGTAAATTTTTCCATCTTACCTTTTTAAAATTTATCATAAGTAATTGTGTTGGTCTAATGCTTCATCATATAGGGATGTCATTAAGTCATTGAGTGGTTTTTTCTTTCCTTGTATTTCTAAACTATCTACATATTTCTCTACGATAGTTAAAGTGTCTTCGATATCATCTATCTCTGAATCATCAAAGAAATCCATATGTTTATTATCATCTACTACTTGTAGGTGAAGAGGATTCTCGGCATGGACTTTATCCAAGAATGTATCAAACCAATATGGATTGTCTTTGTTTATAACAATAAGTTTTATAAACTTACCATTCACACTTGATAAGTCCTTTTCAGTTATAGTATCAAAAGTTTCTTTGCTGTCGTCATAGAAAACTTTCTCAAACATTTCAAGTGGATTGTGAACTGGTGTTATTTCTTGTGTTTCGGTATCGAAGATATGGAAGTATTTGTTGTCTCCATAGTCCGACCATGTGAATTGCATTTGACTTCCTAAGTATCTAATATTACCAACTTCTGATTTGTGATGGAAATGACCACTCAAGACTTGTTCAAATCTTTTTACATAAGTATGGTCTAATCCATGTGGACAATTGAATCCTGGCTGCATCAATGCACCTTCAAACTCAAAGTGACCCCAACATTGGGTTGCCTTTGCAGAGTGTAAAAACTCTACTGTATCTGCATAATTTTCGGGATTAATCCACGGAACAAGTGCAATAGGATATCCATCATATTCTTTTACTTCGGGTTCTTGTATAACATTAATGTTTGATTCATTGAATAGTAAAAGTTCGGGTGAGTTGACATCATTTGTATTCTTATAATAAGTGTCATGATTACCAAGAATTAAATCCATTTGGATTCCTCTTTCTACTAAAGGTTCAATGAAGTGTTTACGATTAGCATGTAGACTGGAAAAGTTTACATACTTCCTTCTATCAAAGTAATCTCCCAAGTGAATCACTTGTTTGATATCATGTTCATCTAGATATGGGAAAAATATTTCCTCGTAGAAACGACCTTGATATTTTGCCATTTCCAACATATCCGACCTAACACCTGCATGGGTGTCATTTAAGATTGCTATTTTCAATTATTCCTCTTCTTCTGAGAAGTTAGTTTCTAAATTATTCTTTGTTGATACTCTTTTAGATTTACGAGGTTTATACTCGACATGATTCATATTTTCGTTCATCCACTCAACATTTGTGTTAATAAGGGTTGGGTCATGAATGCCATCTATAGTTGTAAATGAATCTAATGTTAATGCAGATTCTATTGTTGACTTTTGTTTGATGTAAACCTGTTTCTTTTCTTTTTGTATTCTTCTTAAGAAAGCATAGTAACAGATTTGGGTAACATATGCGAATGCATTGTTGGACTTCTCTACTTTAAAGTTCCCAATGTATTGAATACAGTTTTCAATTGCATCACAAATCATTTCATCTCTATATGTGTAGTTGATGAAGTTTGGTCTTGTAGATAGACGGGTTGCAATTTTATAAATGCACTCTCCTATGTACTCTGACATTTGTGGTGCTTCCTTTCCTTCAGAAAGATTGGACTGTATCTGACTTACATAATCTGCAACTGCAGCTGTAAAGTCTTTATTAGATACATAATGAATTGCTTTTTTGGGGTCTTTTTTTGTTGTCATACCTCTATTATACGGATAATTCTTTAAATTCATAGAGGGTTTTTGAAATAAAATAATTAAACTTTTTTAAGAAACCCTCTTGTAGAATTTGAAATCATATGATATTATTAATATGTCCCGAGGGGATATACTATAATAAGGGATTAAGTGTAGGTTATAACTCTACTCTTTGCAGGATTATTAATTGCACGACTCATTCTATCGATATCACCAACGGCAAGTTCAAACATGCACCAACCTAAAATTGTATATATTATATAGTGTTTCACAATCTGTCCAATCCTACGTTGATTAAGTAAAAGGACAAGAGCATAAAACCGAAAACGAGGACTTGCACGACTGACATTATTGCAACTTGTTTCATTGGGTGAACTTCAACAATTTTCTCAATCCAAGATTCATCAGGTGAAAGGTTTACAACCTGTAGTATTTTCTTTTCAGTATCGGGTTTTGTAAACCAAGGAACGTACATTACTTTAACTCCACCTCTATAAACTTACCAATCATATTGATATCTGCATCACTCAACATTCCTGCTTGAGCCCACATAGTAGAAGACATATTACCGACTGTCTCTCTATTTTTATATGCATTGAGTTTACTTACAATGTAATCTTGTGATTGACCTGCAAGTTTAGGAAAGACTGCCATACCTTGACCTTCTGCACCGTGACAAGCTGCACACCCACTCCATAGACTTCTAATAGAAGAGAACTCATCTGCATTTGCAAGTGCATTTTTTCTTTGTTGTATTTCTGATGCAGTTCCGTTCAATGCAACATAGTCAACATAACACTGACCAGTGCATGAAGTATTACTACTATATCCACTGTATTCTAAGTTTGGATATACTTTTGCAACAAAGAAAGTTGCGATTGCAATACATCCTAATAGAGACATTCCTAATTCTTTCATATTATACTCCTGTAAGTGAAAGTACTGATAAACAAAAAATAAACGTAAGTGTACCGATTTCTAATTTATCTCTCATAGGGATGCCCTCGATAGATACATTATCATAAATGGTAGTAAGAACGGAAGAGTCATCAGCACTAGAAATTCGATAGTGTCAACCAGTTTTCTCTTTACAGGTCTAACTTGATGGTTGACTTCTCTAGCTTTTCGCACCATGCTCTTCGCAAAAAAAGTTGCTGTGGTCATGGTTTTCCTAAAGTTAAGTTATAAGTATTTTGTATAATGTGATATAAATCTATGTTATACGCACATATTTAGACAAACTAAAATCCTAATGAATTTTCTTAGGGTCGGATGGTGCAAGAAGAGAATCTTCTTCTAAGAACTGTTCCTCTTCCAGTTTATCTAATTCTTCATCTGACATTCCTGCAACTAATTTGTTGATGGTGTCTTTGATGTATTCCATTTTAGGCATCTTGTTGGTTAAAGGGATAGATTCAGTTTCTACCATAGTTAACCACTTTGAGGATGCTTCATCATAAAAGGGGATGTATTGTTCACTCATTTTACTTCTATGAAGAACATGTTCAGTGTCTATAGAAATCATTGAGTCTGAACTTACAGGTGTGTAAGGTATAAAGGTTGCAAGAGTATTAGTTAAATCTAATCTTGAAAGTTGACATACCATAGGTGCAGTAATCCTTATAGTATCTCCTACTTCTTCTACCATACCACAAATCTCAGCACCCGTTATTATTTTTATTACTTCGTATCTCATAAGTTGAATTGTTTTATTTCGTATTTAAATCCTTCTTCGTTATAGATATTTATTCTTTCTTTAAGGTGGTTAAGTGTATAGTTATTACATTGTAAATCATCTGCAATGTCAAACAGTCTCATTTCTGTTTTGCCTTCAGTCTTACGAAGTCCTCTACCAATTGATTGTAGATTTCTAATTCTTGATTTGGATGGTGATGCAAAAACCACATTATCAATTTTCTTAATGTTCACTCCAGTTGAGAATGTACCATAAGATGCAAGTATAACATTGTCTTCTGCTTTCTCTACGATTGTTCTGACTTCTTCTCTATCAGTTACATCAGTTCCACCGTAAACATAGTGTAGTTTATCATCAAGTCTCTTAAACATTTTACCATGTAAGACTGCACCATGTTTCTCTACATATTGAAACAAGACTAATGTATTTCCTTTAAGTGAATATACAAGATTACAAATAAATTCGTTCCTACTATCATTGCCGACCAAGTAGTCCATCTCTTCTTGGTAGTTTCCTTTCTTCTGTTTAGTATGACGAAGTATGATACAATCAATTGAAAGATTTGCAATAGTTCCATCTTCCATTAAATCTTTAGTTGATATAACTTTTTTGACTGGGCCGAACAAACCTTCGAGTTGTAATCTATGAACCTCTGAACCATCCAGTGTTCCAGTAGTTCCAAATCGTATTGCAGTTTTTTTCATCTTCTCTAAGATACCTTTGAGAACATCTGCTTTGAATAAATGTGCTTCGTCACCGACAACCATATCAAAAGAACTTAACACCTCCTTTGGTGCTTTTGCGAATGATTGCCATGTGGTGATTGTTATTGGTGCATCAAACACTTCTTGTCCATGATATATCTTACAGACTCTTTCCTTATATCCATACTCTTCAAAATCTTTTGTCATTTGTTCTACTAGTGATGTAGTAGGAACTATGATAACCGTTTTAACATCATAGTATCTTGCAAGTAAGTATATAATCAATGACTTACCACTTGCAGTTGGAGATAGTAATAGTTGTCTCCCATATTGAACTGCAGTATTGAATGCATCTATCTGATAATCTCTTGGAGGAAAAGGTAAGTCTAAATCTGCTAACCATGACTGACTACACTTCTCTCTATGTTTAACACCAATAACATCTTCAATCCCTTCAAACTCATATCCTCGTTCTTTACAGAACTCATCTATGTAAGGAAGTAATCCTATGTATATCTTTCTTGTTTTGATTGAGAATAAACGAACCTTACCATCCCACCATTTGTTTCTGTAGGAAGGCATAAACTTTGCATTTGGAACTGTAAAGGAAAAGAAGTCAAACAAGTCTTTTGCAAGACCATCATCGGGACACTCTACTTTTAAAAAAACTTCGTCTATCTTAGAGACACGAACTGTATTAGACATAAGGTTGACCGTTAAACCACACAACTAGTGATTTTCTTGTACCTCTTAAAACTGGTGTTACTTGATGATAAACAAACGAAGGAAATACCACAACACTTCCTTTTGCCTTTGCAGAAAATGGAACGGTTCTTATAGATTGATTAATGTCTATGCTAGTATCTTTCTCTGTAATTTTATCTAACTGTCGGTGAGGTTCTAACCATTGAAAATGCCCACCCTCATAATCATCGGGGTCTGATAATTGTATAGTCATACTTAACTTTCTTATAACTCCATTTGGTAATGGTTCTGGCCCTGCATCAGTATGCCATGTATAGAAGTCCCCTTTCTTCTTATTAGGTTGTGCATCATAAACTGTATACTGAGGTGGTTCATTCTCTGTGATTAAATCAGTCCATCCACTTTCATCACATGCAAGATACAATGCTTCATACATCTTATCTATAAGTTCTTGTGGCATTTCGTGTCCACCAAACCATTTTACTCTCGAACTTCTAATGTCCTCATTGAAATCACCTTTTAGACCACCATCTCCATCGGGGTCTTGTTGTCCCATTCCAATCTCTGCATCCATGAAATCAATCTTATTTGCAGTTTTATGAAAAAGTTCTACTTCTTTGTCATTGAAAAAGGATGGTGCATTCCAAATATAATTCTTTAGTATCATTTAACTTCCTGCCATGAACTTTCTCCAATCAATCGTATTACGAATTGTTTGGTGTCTCCAAGTAATGTTTTGCATACACTCTTTGAGAAAGTCTATTGTTATTTTTAAGTAATCTTGTTTTGCCTTCATTTCCATGAGGTCTTTATCTGAATTGTAAAAGTAATGCATGTCTGCTTTCATGACATTAACACCGTCAAGTGGGTCATGTTCCCATCCCAATTCATTAATTCTATCCATGTCCATTTTACCGTTATACCATAACCACTTATCTTTGAGTAGTTCATTGTATTTAAATTCGTATTGTTTTGCTAATAAAAGTTTACTGGTTAGTAAGTCTTGGTATTTTGCATGTAGTTTAGGGACTTCAAGTGATGCATTATCTAATTCGATATCATCTATCTCACAATCTTCTTTCCACATGGTTTTTAATTCATCTAAGTTCATACTGTATATTATACCACAAAAAGTGGGTTTTATGAAGTGGTTTCTATATCGTAATAAGTAAATCTAAATGTTGCTGTACACACTACTGGTTCAGTTTCAGAACCTGACTCTAATTCCATTCCACTGATTCCAGTAGGGAAACAGTCATAGAACCTTAAAAACTTATTTGGAATGTTTTTATTAGTGTTCATTACAAGTGTAATCATTGAATACTGATTTAAGTCATTGTTTATTGCTGACAACCTACCAGTTGGAGTTTTTACAGTTTCAACATAGTTTTCAAAATCTGATGGGTCTTTGATTGGAATAATTGCATTCATCCAATCATACACTTCTTTGAAGTTTTCCAAATCTTCATCGACAAGGAACTGCACTTCTAAGTTATCAAAGGAAACTTTGTCGCCTGGAAAAAATGCATCTACTCCAACACCTGCACCAGTTTCCACTTCTGTAAACTGTAAGCCAGGAATATTAACAGACCTAACATAGTATTCCACTGTAGGAATCTTGTCTATGATGAGTCTGAAATTATTCTTATTAAGAATAGATGTATTGATATTAGTTGTCAAGTTTTAATACTCTCTTGTTTGTTGAAGTGTCCATGTAGTCATTACCTCTATATTCTCTTGTAACTACCTCTTCACAAAGATATCCGTCCTTTTCATATAGTGTGGTAATCTTTCTACTGATAACTCCTTCCGTTGTTTCTTCACCATTTGGGAATGCTTTAGTTGACCATGGCCCTTCTAAAACTTTCACTGTTCTTTCATAATCTGTCATTTAATTCTCCGTTATACAGTTATTTATGTTTTTTTCATCACCGTTTTTGGTGAAATGGAATCTTTCTCAAATTCCTCTCTCCAAACTTTCATGTCACCATTTTTAACAAGTTGTATGAGTCGTTTGGATTTATCATAATCATACTCACCTGTTTTGTATTTTACCAATACTCCACACTCAAAGGTTCTGCAAGTGTATGGTCGTTTATCATATACTCTGCATATGCCATTTGATGTTAGGTTTGTGCAACCACCCCCATCAAAAGTTACACTATGTGTAAAGTCTTGACCTTCATATGAGGTAATATCCTTTACATCGAATAGTTCGTATTCTTTATCAAAGAGGTGGATTGTCTCATTCGGTTGTGAACAACACAAATTGCACGATAGACAAATATTATTTTTCGATGACGAACTCATTCAATTGTCTTGCAACTCTAATGACTTCTTCACCAGTGATTTCTCTTAATGGTAAAGGTTTTTTATCATTTGGGAATGAGTCGTTGTGTGCGTAGATAGCATCAACTTCCCTCTGATAATTAGAAGTCAATAGTCCTTCTGCTTGTGATAATAGGTCGGCTCTGATTTCGAACCCCGATTTATTTAAATTACTCATATTTTTCTCCTGTGTGTATGTGTAATGTACTTTATTGTACCTTGTATTTAGGTTGACAATCCCCTACACTTTTTGGTATACTAGTAAAGTAGGAAATCGAGACGGAAGTAAGTTGGTTGTGAGAGGTTGTTCCGTATAGAAAAGGTGTTCCACACTGTTAAAGTCAATTAAGACGTGGCATATAATCGTGAGGTGTGGATAGAATCCGAACAGAGAAGTACTTGAAATTTTTGACGAATTGGGAAAGTATGGTAAACGAATTTCTTTATGGT